GGGCTGTCGCAAAGCTGTCTAAACTATCTAGTGATGCTAAGAGTGAGTACGTTCAACTCGAAGCCAGCAAAGATATCTTGGATCGTGCTGGGTTCAAAGCACCAGACAAACACCAGCATCTAGTCGCTGGTAACTTCTCTATCAACATAGACCTCTCCTAGTCTGCACGATCTAATCTTTACCAGTTTTGTGTGACCCCACCCCCAAAAACTGGGTATGGTAATTACGTAATAGTACTACTCACGAAATTTTTTTCTTCAAAGTCCGTTCAACTTATGGTAGTTATAAAACATGGCATATAAAACACAGGCATGGACAAGGAAAGAAGGCAAGAACCCTAAAGGTGGTTTGAATGCTAAAGGTCGTGCATCTTATAAGAAAGGTACACTAAAGCCACCAGTTAAGAGTGGTGATAACCCTAGACGTGCATCTTTCCTAGCTAGAATGGGTAATATGGCAGGACCAGAATATAAAGATGGTAAACCAACGAGATTACTATTATCCTTAAAGGTATGGGGTGCTAGTAGTAAAGCAGATGCAAGAAAGAAAGCAAAAGCTATATCAAAAAGATTAAAGGCTAAAAAGGAGAAAAAATAATGGCATTTGATTATAGTAAAAGTAAGTCATACCAAAAGATAGTGTCTAAAGCTAAAAGCTATTCCTCTAAAGGTAAGTCTAGTTTAAAAGCACAGCAACAGAGAATGAAAGAAAGACGTGCTATAACTACTCCAATTCTAAAAGATTTGGGTATAAAAAAAATACGTGAATTAGATGAAGGCGGTGAGAGTGCTGGATTAAAATGGATGAAAGAAAACAGAGAGCAAGCAAACAAATTTAGAATTGCATTAGAAACAGTTGGAGATGACAACAGGTCTTTTGTAGAATATGAATCTATGATGGCGGCTCTCAAAAGAGATAACATTGTAGATATGGAGAAAGCATATCGTGCAGAAGAAAAGAAACAAAAAGCCATAAGAAGAAAAAGATCAATGAATAATTATGGCAGAGAATTTTATGCAAAGACAAGATAATGCCTACTAACTTAGATTCATATGGAACGATAAGCAAGATCCTACGCAGTGATGCCGCTTATGGAATGTCCAGTAAGAAAAGAAAAGCAAGAAGTAGAAAAGATAAAGCTTCTAAATCTTACCCAACAAAGAAGCCAAGTGACCTAGGTAAAAAAATTTTTTCAGTCCCAAAGGCAAAACCTACTGATTTGGAATTACCTTCTCTAAAGCCACCGAAGCAAACATTCTCTACTACGAGTAGCACATCACTAATGAGTGAACAGCCTGTATATACAAAGAAAAAGAATTTTAATATTGAAAGCTTTGCACGTTCATTACTAGGTGGAATTGCTCCTTATAAAAAGGGGAATGAATATGGAATTACTTACAAAATAAAATTTTAGGAGATTGATATGCCGATAAAGAAAACAGAAAAGAAATATATTGCACTTCAAAGAAAGAAAGAACAAGCTGGCAAGAAGATGCCAAAGGTAGACGTATATAAAAAGAAAAAATAAATAATGCCTGTTATCTATAGAAATTATACGTTACCTAGTGGCAAGAGGTACACTGAAAAAATTACTGGTGCAAGAGCCAAACGTGTTACTATGCTTCGAGCAAAGGCAGAAGCTAAACGTAAAGAAGAACGCACCATGGGTAACTTTGTTAAATGGTTAGGCAAAAAGTTTGGACCTTCAGAAGAAAAGATAACACAAAAGTGGGATAAAACAGCAGTAGAAGTATCAAAGATCAGTCCCAAATTAAAAATGGAAACTGTTGCAGAAACAAAGAAAGCAACTGTAGATAGATACCTAAAAGAATTATCTAAGGAAGGTAAGGCAATACAAGAGCTTAAGAATGTTCCGTTAGATACAAAAAGAAAACCATCTCAATATACTTCAAAGAAAAAAACAACTACACCAAAAACAAGAACATTATTGAGTTCATTAGGCGAAGCGGAGAAAGCTGTACAAGAATATCCTCTATCATATTACAAACCAAAATCTGCAAATAAATACTACGTTACAGGTGATGGTCGTAAGTTATTTAAAAAATTTATTGGAACTTGGGGATTCTAGTGTCCACAGCTACAAAAACAAAACCTGCATTATGGAAACGTATTGTTTCAAGAATCAAATCCCAATCATCACATGGGACTAAATCTGGTCAATGGTCAGCACGTAAAGCACAAGCGGCAGTCAAGGCATACAAGTCTGCTGGTGGTGGATATAGTGGTGCAAAAAAATCTTCTAACTCCCTAGCTAAATGGTCTAAGCAGAAATGGAGAACTAAAAGTGGCAAGAAATCTAGTGAAACTGGCGAGAGATACTTACCAGAGAAAGCAATTAAGAGTTTATCAGCGAAAGAATATGCGGCAACATCAGCAAAGAAAAGAGAGGACAAGTCCAAGGGGAAGCAGTTTAGTAAGCAACCGAAAGCTATTGCACAGAAGGTACGGAAGTACAGAAAGACTTGATATGGCTACTCGTGAAGAACTGGAAAAACAGATTGCAGTTTTAACAAATGCTAATAAACTACTAACTCAAGTGATTGTTGAAAAGAACGAGATGATTACTTGTCTTGAGTTATTATTAAAAGCAGAGGAGTATGTGGTATATGACACCTTCACCAAAGAAAAACTTAACTAAACCAGAACCAAAGAAAGAAGAAAAACCTTTAACAAGATTGCAGAAGATGCAACTACGTGCAGTAAAGATGCAGAACAATGATCAAATGCGTAGGGCAGAAGATAAAGAAAAAAGATTGCAACAATATATTGAAGGCAAAATGTTGAAAGGTCATACAGAAGAAGAAGCAATCCGTATGGCTGATCTATTAATTATGGACAGAATGAATGACTAGTATCTATAGAAAAGTATTAATCAAAGATCTTAATGCTTTAAGAGCTGTAGTAAAAACACAGCATATGAAAAACTATCCTACAGAAAAGATTACGGATTATGAAGCAGATAAGATCATAGAATCCTTATCAGACACAACAAAAGAAAAACTTATTAAGTTAGCAGTAGATTATGGGATCACTGAATTATAAGCCAGATGGCGAAACGTTAAAGCTATTTATGAAAGATGAAAGCTTCCTTCGAGGACTGCGTGGTCCAGTAGGTAGTGGCAAGTCTGTTGCTTGTTGTATTGAAGTATTCCGTAGAGCATTAATGCAAAAGCAAGGTGATGATGGCAAACGTAAATCTCGCTGGGCTGTCATTAGAAACACAAACCCTCAATTAAAAACTACCACAATAAAGACATGGCTTGACTGGTTTCCAGAAGATGAATGGGGTCCATTCCATTGGTCTGTACCATTTACACATCATATTAAAAAAGGCGATATAGATCTTGAAGTTATATTCTTAGCACTTGATAGACCAGAAGATGTCAAGAAACTTCTATCTCTTGAGCTAACTGGGGTATGGATTAATGAAGCAAGAGAAATACCCAAGTCTATTGTAGATGCTTGTTCTATGAGGGTAGGTCGTTATCCATCTATGAGAGATGGTGGTCCTAGTTGGTATGGTGTTATTGCAGACACCAACCCACCAGATACAGAACATTGGTGGTCGATACTATCTGGTGATTCTGTATTGCCTGATTATATTTCCAAAGCAGAAGCTAAGATGTTGGTTAAGCCAGATAACTGGACTTTCTATAACCAACCACCAGCTATGTTAGAAATAAAAGATAAGAATAATGAAGTGTCGGATTATGAGGATAACCCTACAAAAGAAAATGGAAACAATTTGACACCAGAATACTACAAGAATATTATCCGTGGTAAGACGAAATCATGGATAGATGTATATGTCCTAAATAAACTAGGACAAGTATCTGATGGTAAACCAGTCTACGAATCATTTGTACATAGTACTCATGTTGCCAAAGGTGATCTAGCTATTGCTGATGGTGTCCCAGTATTTGTAGGAATAGACTTTGGATTAACACCAGCTTGTGTGTTTGCACAAAGACTGCGTGGTAGATGGATTGTGTTTGATGAATTAGTTGCAGAGGATATGGGTATTGTCCGATTCTCTGAGATAATGAAACAACATATGGCACAATATCTACCTCGTGAATTTATTATCTTTGGTGATCCTGCTGGAGATCAGAGAGTACAGACTGACGAATCAACACCATTCCAGATTATGCGTGGTCGTGGGTTAAATGCCAGACCAGCTCCATCCAATGATGTCGCTCTTAGATTAGAATCAGTAACTGCTGTATTAAATAGAATGACAGATGGAGAAAGTGGAATGTTAATAGATCCGAAGTGTACAAACT